TCACTCCGATGGTGTTCTTTATCCATGGTGTCTTATTTCGATGGTTCTTTCGGTTCCCCGATCCCACGCCAATTCTGATGTGCATCCCTGCTCTCCATTGAAGTCATCCAGTGCATCCTCGATCAACCTGGTCATACAGGGCATCAAATAGCCCCTGACACCGCTGACCCATGTGTCGTGGAACTCTTCCATTGAGTCGCTGTCCTTCTTTCCGCACATGGCTTTCACAAGAGAAGATCGCATGTGGCGATCGAAATCATCGTTGTCGAAACCGATGGCTTCAGCAGCGTAGTCATCACTCTGGGATATGATCAGACCTGCAAGGTTGTTGAGATCAACTTCTGGAATGTCGAAAACGTTCAGGACATAAAATCCATCAGTGCGGCTATAAGTCGCGTACCAGTTCACCATGTCATGGACGAGGCTTTTGATCTGTTTTGAGTCATTCATGGCTGCCGCTCCCTGGCATCTGACAGAATGTATTGTTTTCGTGCCATACCTCACACATCGGACAAAATATTTCACCATCCGATCTGAACCCGACTCCCGATTGAGTCCACTCAATGGGTTGCCGTGTGGCAATACAGTACGATAGACTATTGTCGTTCATTTTTAGCTCTCCAGGTTAATCTGAACACCGGGTCATTGGGTTGCACCCCTTTGACCCAGCGGTTTTCCGCCGGTTAATCCTCTTTCATCACCGTGTTTACCCACATGACCGTAACCATCAGCGCCGTGTAGACCGATACTCCAATTAAAAACCCCATTTCGTCACCCCTTCGTTACTCATGGTGCGATTCTACCAAACTACCACCAGATGTCAACTTGTTGTCGAATCTTTTTTTATACCGCAGGATGGTCTGCGTGATTATTTCGTTCATGGACAATTCCTGTGCAGCTGACTGGTGTTTCAGCCATACCCACAGTTCCTTATCTAGTCTCAGGTTAATGCACTTGTTGTTTGTGTCATTTCTGGCCATGTTTTCAATCTCTTATATTTGTGTGGAATACCGTTCAACGTTGGTAGTATTCTACCAAAGTAAAATCGTTATTAACAGCGTTGTTCACATAAAATGTGGATAACTTTTGATCGAATCAGGGAGGACGCAATGTATTTACAGATCGGTAGGGACATGTCACTCAATATGGACCGGGTCAGTTACATCAAGCGCTACACCGAAACCAACGAAGAAGGTGCCGAGATTCCCTGTATTCGATTCACCGATGAGCAGGGCGCCCATGTGGTCAGGTTCAGAGAAGCCAAAGAACGGGATTTAATGTTCTCGGAAGTGCTTCGTTTCATAGGGTGTGTGGCGTGGAACGAGGTTTGAATCTGGCGTAGTATTGATTGTCTAAACCGTCCCGCCCTCCGCCAAGAGAGCGGGTTCACAACATAGGTCATCCAGACCCCGCGTCAGCCAATTATATCTGACGCCACGGCTGGTGCAACCACCAGCACAAGGAAAAGTCAGGTATGTCAGAAATATATAAGTCCGTTTTTTGTACAGTTCCCTATCGAATTCTTGAACTTCCCCGTATCACCATTCAGTTACTCCGTTTTTACGAAAAAATCTTCCAGTTCTGGCACAGGGGACATGACTGTTTTGTGAGCAATAGTGTTTTGATGGAAGCCGCTGGCATGAAAGACGATGGAACCGTAAGGGCGGCATTCAGGTACTTTGAAAAGCATGGAGAGATCAAAAGAGAAACAATAAACGGTCAAAGGTTCATCGTACAACCACAAAGAAGAGTTCAGGACAGGACAGAAAACAAACAACAGTTATCCACAGACCCCGGTTGTACTCAACCGGTCACCCGGTTGAACTCAACCCCCCCCCCCGGTTGTACTCAACCGCATAATAAGAAAAATGCTAATAAGAAGAATTTAAATAAAAGCTCTTACGCTTCGCGTCCAAAAAATCAACAGCAAGAGCAAAAGACCCATGAACCTCTTCCGGATGACCATTTCCTGAAGCACATGGAACGCAAACGTGAAAATGAGAGACCACATTCATTTTCAGACAGCATGAGGAGGGCCTCAGAGGTAAAACCACCAAGATACAGAGACTGGACTCAAGAAAGGCTGGACAGGGAAGCCCGCGAAGAAAGAGAAAAACATTCCATCCAATAACTAGCGGGGTAAGTGATGATTTATATTTTTTGGTTCAAGGACATGTTTGAAACAAGCGTCAATTTTCGTATCGAGGCTCAGTCGTCGCTGGAGGCGATAGACATTTTTGAGAATTATTGCATAAATAATGATCAATCATTCTTGTCCTCCTGTTATTGCGCCGACATGTGGAATGGATTTCATGATGATTTTTTTGAAGATGAGTACCCAAAAGATGATGAATCTTTTGAAAAAGCCATAAGAAATATTTTTCCTGAAAAGGAATGGGCTGATATTTATCTGGAAAACTTATCCCGGCTTCCGAGAGGGATTATTACAGAAAACCCTGATTTGAATATTTTTGTTCCTCTTCCATACGGCATGCGCAAATTCCTGTGGGATAATTTTTACTGCAAAGAGGACGAAAGACAGTTTGGATATATGGCTCTCTCTGACTTTCAGGAAATAAAGCGACCATAACAGGACAGGAGCCCGGTAATGGATTACCGACCGTCAGAATCAAGGGCAACATTGGCTACAGCATTGAAAAACATGTTTTTTCCTGATCAAACATGGGGAAAATCATCCATGAAGATTGCATCACTGATATGCAAACTGGTACATGAGGCCAAAAAATGCTGGCCTCATAAGCTCGACCACGAAGCTATTGGCGAAATGCTTTCCACGTTCAGGCGAGAGGATTTAATTGAAGCGATAGCCATGGACGACACAAGACCAATGCCAAAGACGTTCAAGAGTCTGTTGGAGCTTCCATCTCCAGCAAAGGTATTGAAGGAGATCACCGAAAAGCACAAGGAATGTGCCAATGAAGGACAAGAACGGCTTTGAATTAACCCAAAAACAGCGGGAAACGTACTTTGGCTCGATTAAAATGCTTTACGGGTCTCCCAGCAAGGCCCCACAGGGGATCGTGCCACCACGGGTCTCTATGGAGGATATGGAGGTACAGCATTTTGTGCCCCCTAATGCCGCTGATCTGGTCTTTGGGTTTGTAAGCACCCATCCGGGGCTTCAGGATTCCCAAAAGGTTCCACGGAGAACAAAACCCAAGGCCATCAAGGAATGGCGCGAGCAGGCTGCCATTTATAAGTGGACACAAAAAACGCAGCTACTACGAGGGTTCGTGATGAAGTTTGACAATGAGGGGAAGCGTAGCGTGGTTCAAGCTGCCGTTGCCAAGCGCATGGGTCTGCTTCCGGGAACCAGCGACCTGTTCATTGCCAGACCAATTGGTGGTTTCCATGGACTTTGGCTTGAAGTTAAACAGGACAGGCAATATACGGCCTCAGAGCGCGCAAAAGACACATGGAAGAGACAGGAGGCATTTCAGGCCCGCATGCGATCGGTCGGTTTTGCCACAGCCTTTTGTTTTGGTGCCGATGATGGTATTGGGATAATAACGCGTTACCTTGATGGAACAATGAAACAACAGGATTAAACCGGTAATGCCTGCTTTCCCCCCGGACAGGGTGGTATTACAGGGTTTGCCCGTCTAGCCTTGGGCGGGATTTTATGGAGACCAATGGATGGCTATTGTTTCGAGATGTTGCAAAAATGATTTATACGCTGTCCATAGTGAGAATGGGTCGGGGCATTATGTCTGCAGAAAATGTGAAATGCCGTGCGAGCCATTGCTGATAAACCAGTACACCCCATTACTTTACAAGGATGACAAAGATGGCAATGTTCAGTCCGGCACTTGAGATGGTTTTGAAAAACGAAGGCGGTCTGACAGAAGCACATCCAAGCGATCCCGGTGGCATCACGAATTTCGGAATCTCACTCAGGTTCCTGAGATCCGTGATAAACCCGGCACAATATGGAATACATGATCATGAAATTGATTCAGACACGATCCGTCATCTCACCATTGCCCAGGCTGGTTTACTCTATCAGGGAGAGTTCTGGAATCACGCCCCGTTCCAGTCGATACAGGATCAGGATGTCTGCAATTATCTGTTTGATATGGGTGTTAATTTTGGTATTTCTCCCGCGGTAAAATGTTGTCAGCGGGCAGTCTGGGCTGTGTGGAATCATTACCGTGTCTTGAGAGACGACGGCATTATGGGACACGACACCCTGATGTGGATTGAACGCTGCAAGCCAAATGTCCTCATTGCTGCCATGCGTTCAGAGCGTGCCGGCGAGTATCGTCTGATAGCCCAGAAACATCCTGAGTCAAACCCTGAACTTGAGGGTTGGCTGAACCGTGCGTATGAGGCTGGAAAGTAGATATTTAGTACAGCCTGTGATTAAATTGGACCAGATGTAACAGCCAACGGATGGCGTCAATATCCGGAGGCTGTATGCTGAAATTCGAGAACAGTTCAAACGGTCGATTTTATTACCTGACCGTGCAGAAGGACATGACGGGTGCGGACGTTCTTGTTGTGGTTCGTGGTGGTAGCAGTGTGCGCGTCACCCGCACTTATGGCTTTGATAGCCCACAGGCACGCGATCAGAAGTTTAAAGAAATCGTCCAGCGACGAATCAGAAACGGGTATTCATTGGTAAGCTGAAAGGAGTTCCCATGGATGGGAAGAAGATGGGCAGACCGACAGATTACACGCCCGAACTGGCAGACAGAATTTGCGAGCTGGTTGCTACATCAACACACGGAACAAAGAAGCTCTGCAAGCTGAATGACTGGATGCCTGATGATACTTGCATCTACAAATGGCGATACAGACACGAAGACTTTGCCCGCAAATACGCGGAAGCGAAGGCACGACAGGCTGATCTGCTGGCAGAAGAAATCATCGAAATTGCAGACGATGGCCTGAACGACACATACGTTGATGACGAAGGAAACGTGAAGGTCGATACCGACATTGTGCAGCGTTCACGGCTCAGAATAGACACAAGAAAATGGTTAGCGTGCAAACTGTTACCAAAGATTTACGGTGAGAGACAGCCACCGAAGACTGAAGATTCTGAAACTCTTATCGACAGAGTCATTGACAAGCTCTGATTGCTTTCGCAGAATCGATGGCTCATAATTTGTCATAATATTTTCAATGCCAAGGAGTGGCGCTAATATGTCAGGGATTACCCAGATTAAACGTGATCAGGCATACGAACCGTTTATTGTTCGTATTGTCTCTGAAGATACGCTCGCCGCAGTTGGTACCGCCGGCTACCTCACCGCCCAGCACGCTAATATCGTCGCCCTGAATGAAGGTGACTGGCAGTGGGAAGTATCAGACATGGTTCTGGTATATGCCTCTGACGGTTGGGGATTCTTCCAGATTGATCCTGCCTTTGCCTCTCTGACTCCGTTTGTATTTGGCGGCTCCGTTGTTGGTGCCCCGGTTGTTGTCGGTGACTTCGCAGTGTTCCAGTCCACCTCCGGAAACCTTGAAGACCTTGGGTATCTTCCTTCCGACGCATCAAAGACTGTTGTTGTCATGGCAGGTTCTGCTGTGGTTTCAGGGCGTATCGCTCACTTTGTTGATACAGCCGGAACAATCGATGATACAGCAGCGGCCGTAACCAATGCAGGAAGTATATATGCGGGTCTTTCTGGCACTGCTGGCGTTATTCGCTCTTATCCTTCTGCTGCTACCTCTGGCTATCTCGGTCTGACTGGTGTTGCCAGTGCTGGTGACTATGGCGTACAGATCAGCAATGCTTCCTTTGGTCAGGCTGCTGTTATCTCCATTCCTGATCCAGGCGCATCCACTGCAAACTTCCTGCTCGACAAGGGCAATGGTGCTGCCATTTCTGTTCTCAATCTGAAATACGGCGCAACGCCAGTGGCACAGGTTGACCCCGGTTCTTGCACGATCAGCGCTGCTGCTGGTGCATCCAACACTGCAACAGTTACCATTCAGCTGAAAGATGGAAGCGGGACCAATCTTGCACGCAGCGTGGCATTCAAAGTGTACGCTTCATCCGCTGCTGATGGCCTGACCCTGGCAAGTGCTGCATCAACCGGATTCTCTGTGGCGTCAGGCGGCCTGAGTCTGAATAACGGTGCTGCAATCACAACCCAGATTTCCTGTATGTCCAGTGCAACTGGTGGATGTGTGCTGAGTCTTTTGGATACTGCGAAACAGACCAGCTATCTGGTACTTGTGCTGCCAAACGGCAACAAGATTTCAGCCCAGCTGAGCTCTGGAAGCTACGGCGCCTAATCGAATTTTCAAGGAGTGATAATCATGGACGACGGAAAAAGCGGTGCAGTCGAGAACAAGAAAGGCCAGCACTACGTGGCTATGCCTGATTCATGGGAAGCACGAAACAATGCTGACATGAATAAGGGTATGGGCTATGAGAACATGGCTGATCTTGCCAATACTCCTCATCCTGCCACCAAGATGGAAGGTGAGAAGCGAAACAAGCAGCTTGATCCGAAAATGCCGGGCGAAAACGAATTCAACTATAACGCCAACCGCGGCTAATGATCCGGAGTTTGAGCATTCGTGAGTGTTCTTCTTGCGGGGAATACTCACGCTTTTTTGTCAATTGTTGTTAAGGATGATGTCACATGGAAGCAGTAAAAGTTGATCAATCAGAACGTGAAGAAGCAGTGCGCAAAGTGCTGTTTGATACATTCTGTCAGCAATACCACTCACTCGCTTCGTTCATTCAGAAGCTACCCATCAATCATGAAATGAAAAGCAAGATCGCATTCTTCATGGACTCAGGTTTCCTGTGGACCAAAGAGGCATTTGTGCTGCAGGAAATTGAATTGCAGCGTGCGTCTCTCGCAGCTGTGCCGCCAGTAGAAACACCTGCTGTTGCAGACACAGCGGCCGCTTCCGAGAAGACTGCCGAAACAGCATAACTCCAGCCCATGATCACGGACGATCAACTGGATACGTTGAGGGACTTCAGGAAGTTTGCCCCGAAGTTCCTCAACATAAGAACCAAGTCTGGTGAGCCGAAGCTGTTTACATTCAACCGGGCGCAGGAATATCTGCACCGCAGGCTGGAGGAACAGAAGAAAGCCATCGGCAAGGTTCGCGCGGTTATCCTGAAAGGTAGGCAGCAAGGATGCTCCACCTACATTCAGGCGCGTTTCTTTCATAAGGTCATTACATCTCGTGGCAAGAAAGCCTTTATTCTCACTCATGATAAAGAAGCCACCAAAAACCTGTTTGGTATGGCGCAGAGATTCTATGAAAACCTTGAACCCGGATTCATCCGAAAGCCAGATACTGCCAATGCAAAGGAAATGTATTTCCGTGAACTGGATTCAGGGTATGCCGTCGGAACCGCTGGCAATAAGTCAGTTGGGCGATCCCAGACAATTCAGTTAATGCATGCCTCGGAAGTTGCTTACTGGGCGTTTGCCGAAGAGCACTCCAAGGGTATATTGCAGGCAGTCAGCAATGAGCCGGGCACTGAAATCCTGATGGAAAGCACAGCCAACGGAATAGGGAATTACTTTCACCAGCGCTGGTTGAGCGCACAGACCGAAGACAATGAGTATCAGGCGATATTTCTGCCGTGGTACTGGCAGGATGAATACACCTACTCTGCCGAGAACTTTGGCCTGACAGACGAAGAGCAGCACCTGTACGAGCTCTATTCAAAGAATGGCCTTACGCGAGAGCATCTTGCGTGGCGCAGACTGAAGATTAAGGAGTTCTCAAAGGATTACGATGCTGGACGTGAGCACTTCAATGTTGAATATCCCATGTCGGCCAACGAAGCATTCAAGAATCCTATCAGCAATGTGTTCATACGATCCAAATACGTTGAGTCAGCGCGCAAGGCTGATGTTGAGACGCCGGATGGCAATTTGATCATTGGCGTTGATGTGGCTATCAGTGACCGTGACAGGACGGCGATCATCCGGCGTAAAGGCCGATATTGCTACAATCTTGAACGATTCTCGAACTACAATACAATGGAGACCGTTGGGAGACTGAAGCGTGTCATTACGGAAGAGAAGCCCACGAAGGTTTACATTGACTGCATTGGCGTTGGTGCTGGCGTTGTGGATCGCCTTCAGGAAATGGGCTTTGATATGGTCGAAGGAGTCAATGTCGCCCGGTCAGCCAATGACAAGGAGCGATTCAAGAATCTGCGGGCAGAGCTCTGGTCTGACATGAGAGACTGGTTATATGGTGAAATGCCTGTACAGATTCCGGACAGTGATGAATTGCATGGTGAATTGTGCTCTCTGGGGTTCAAGGAGAATTCCAGCGGCCAGTTGCAGATTGAAAGCAAGGACGATCTTCGTGCGAGAGGTTTGCCAAGCCCGGACGGTGCGGATGCCCTCAGCCTGACGTTCTTTGGTGGATTTTATGGAGGCGTTGCCGGAAATATACAGGTTCCGAGACTGAATGCATGGGAAAGGTCGATGTTTCGGTAGTCTGGCAAAGCGTTTAGAATGTAACAGGAATTGATCCAAGGATGGATTAAAATGCCAAGACGTGACCCGGAGTTATGCTCCAAGATCAGGGATCGAGTCGACAAGTGGGATAAATACTGGAGAATCAACCGGACTGAGTATTACGTCTGGATTGACTTC